CACGGAAAGGAAGGGCATTAACCGTAAGACCGGCAACACCGGTCGGAAGGCCGAAATAATCGGCCAGGGAACCAACAGCAAAGCCATTGGTAACATCGGCCTGAACCGTAGGCACAACAAAATCGGTAGAATCACCGGGATTTACTTGCTCGCCCATGAATTTCTGGAAGTCATCCCAAACCAGTCGATTTGGGACGAAGAAATAGAAGAAATCCATGAACATATTGTCCATGATCGGCACGATCGGAGTGTTAAGTCGGGCAATTGACGAGAGTTTGACGTTGAAAGTATCACCAGGAAGCACCTCGTCACAGTAAATAGGGTAGATGTAATCAGGGTCCAGGGTTGTTTTATACCCATGGGACCGCTTGAAGGTTGAACGCTGAATGTTTGCAGATGGAATTCTCGAGAATTCATGACTCATGACAGACTTTTGTCTATGTCTTTTGAATGGCATTTCTGGCCCTTTCTGAAGTAATGGTGTCAGTCCGCACAGTTAATATCAAGTAGGGGAACTGTGATCGGCCCTACTCGGGCTTCGCCGAGTCAGGACCGGGGGCCGCAAAAAGCGGCATAGAAGCCTCATCAGGAGGCGTTGGGGTTGCAGGGGTATCAGGTATAGGCTTGGGGCATAAACCAAGCTCCTGAGCCTCTGAGAGATTCTCAGGGTCATCTAGGAACGACAGCAACTGGCCGGGGTCATTGTTAAACCTCGTCCGCAAATGAGAAGGAAGACGAGCAAAGTCACTTTCAGCTTCAATAATGCGGTTCTTCATCGTATGAAAGTCGCTCGCATCCGTAAAATCACCATACTGAGCTTCCCGAGCATTCGATTCGAGGAAACCCGTAACATGGTACTTCTTCATCACGTTGTTAATATCAACCTCGTTTTTGTGATGTCCTTCAACCACAGACCCTGCATCAGTGATGAACGATACACGCCGCGAGCCATTCGCTCGCTTCTCAATTTCTTTTTTCATCTTATGTCCTTTCAAATGGAAAGAGGGGGCAACGTAAAATACGCAGCCCCCTATGGTTAGAAACAGCAGATAAGACAGAAATCTCATCACGCTGGGACTCCGACAAGGTCGGAAAAGTCGATAACGTGAGTTTTTTCCTTCAACGGGGAAGTCAAGCCACATTCATCATCATAACTGCCGACTTCCCAAAGCTCATAATCACCAGGATGCTTGCCATATTGATGATCCGGGTTGTTGGCCAGCTCGCCAAACGCTCGACAAGCAACACCCGTATTATGCAAAAAAACGGGAGGGTTATAGATCTTCGCTTTTTTGTCGAACACACAGTACATTTTAGTCACCATTTTCGTAAGTCCTCACTAACCTAGTTAATTTTGACTGCAACACCTTCTCACGAACGCGAAGGCGAGCAGCAGTATTATCGTCAGAATTAAGCATAGAATCCAGCTTTCTTTTGTTCTTAATTTTGAGAAAGTCCTCTGGATGGCTTAATTCAAACATGTTGTCGTAAAATCGAGGCACTTTGAACATTTTTCCTCCTGCAGTAACGAAGTCTTTTGGGAAACAACTTGAAGCGTTTTGATCGAACCACACTTTTCCGATCCCTGGACGCCGAGACATAGTTGTATATTCGGGCTGTAAATAAAATTCCTCGCCAGTTGTAAAGTCGTAACGCCTGTAATATGAATCCGCAAGTTTTCCGTTCATTTTCTTCATGATATACCGAGCGACGTAAGCAGCAGAGTCGACAGTGACATGTCCTATCATTGAATATCCGAAGGGCCATAATTTCTCCAATTCCGCGGAGCGGTAATAATGATTCGTCCCACGACTTTCGAGAAGTACCTTGTCAGGGAAATCAAAGTTAAATATACAAGCATGGTGATGAGGCCGTGAGTGTTTAGAGCCATACTCACCACAATGAAAGTAGCGTATAGGATAGTGATAGTCATCAGCTTGAACAGAGTCCTTATTAAGTACACGACCAGTAGACTTTTCAACGGCCTCATAACCCTGGAAGCGGCGCCGCAACCGCTTCATAAACTTCTGAAAATCAGATTTAACCAGAGAACAACGCCCGTTGATAAAGTCATTATTGAAAGTCAAAGTGATAAAACAATTACGTTCAAACATAGAGCTTTCATGAATACAACGGATAGCCCAAGACTTAGAGCGATCCATGCGACATCCGCAACAGTTTGAACACGGGAGAAGGAGTGTCTCGTAAGGGCAGTCAGATACATCGGAGTGGTTGAAACAAATCACAGATTTGCCATTATCGGTTTTTTGATTGATTGCCCGGTAGGCTTTGATTGGGTGATAACAAGTCATACAAAAGCCTCCGTAATATTATCCGAGGGGGAACGCCCCTCCAACCGAAAATAGGTCTGCCCTCATTTGCTTGCGCAGGGCCGACGCGATTTTAGGCCGAAGGGGCTACAGCCCTCACTGTTTTGTGTTAGAGTCGATAGCCGCCACGCATAGGAGACGAACGCAAATTTTTGCGATTGCTCCCACTCGTGCGTTTGAACAGCTTCCGACTTCGACTGCGTTTCATGCGTTTCCGTCTCATTGCGATTCCCTCATTAATTTAAATAGTTCTTCAGTTTCAGACATGTTAAGGCCAGTAGTTGCACCTT